GGAGTTTTTATATTGTTTATGGATCACGAAGAACATTAACAAGTGGAGGAACACCTACAAGATACATAAAAGAGAAATCATCACCAGGTGCTCTATAAAGTTGAACATAATTCTGTTCAATGGCTGGACCAGTAGAACCAACAACCGGATAAGTAGACGCACCAAAATTTGAAATTGTTACTATAGCAGGTGGTAAATGGCCTTTTAAAACCTTATTTATGGAAATAGGTCGTTCAGCACTAGTATAGGTAGTAGCCGGAGAAATATGAGAAACATTATAATATGGTACTTCTATCTCTGCCACACCTTCCAAATTGGGTGGTATCTGAACCAATGAATTACCCATATTAACCATTGGATTAGTTAAAGCACCAGTAACTTGAGCCGGTATTCCACCAACAGAAAATCGCGAAATTAAAGTATTAAAAGTGTCTTGCACACTATTTATTAAAGAAAATGCTAAAGTAGCATAAGAAGCTTTAGGAATATAAGTACGAGTTGTATCATCACGAGGATCACCACAAATAGGTACAGCCTTAATACGCATAGATCCTCTCCAAAAAGCATATAAGTAATAATAATATTCATACATTTGAGTAGCTTTTTGTCCTCCTACAGTACTTGTTGCATTCAATACCGAAAACGGAGCTATAACTGCAGCTGGATTTAAATTAGAAAAAATTAAACCATTAAAAGAACCAAAACGTTTAATTAATTGACGAATAGACATAATTTTTTCCCCAATACAATGTGCTTCTGGAGACCAATTAGCACCTATCTGATGTGTATCTATGGCTATTGGATGTTGTCCATGTTGTGCATCATTACGTTGAATAGCAACGTCTTCGCCCATAACTTGCGCTATAATCTTTTCTGGATTTTCTTCAATAGCTCTCTTCCCTCTTGGATATATATTATTATCATATTCTTCTTCTTTTTCCTCTTGTTTAATTCTACCTTGAACAACTGTAAAATTGCCCGAATAAGGAATATATGAAGGAGAACATGGTGCTGCAAAAGTTAAATCTGGTCCACCAGAAACTTCTGCTATAACATCTATAGCCTGATAAACGTTATTTGCTGCAACTAACTGATTTAATACTTGAACTCGTACAATACCAGTAACTGCATTATACATATTCACATTATTTGCTCCCAACCAAGAAGCTTCAGGTCTAACACAAAACATCCAAGGACGAGTAGAAACATAAGGAACAGTAAACGATACCTCAGTTGAAGTTCTTAAATCAACTATCATTTTTTGAGAACGAGAAACATCTACTTCACCACTAGAAATAGTACTATTGAAATAAAAAGGAATAAAAGAAATTTGTATACGTCCAGAATGAAATTGAGTTTTAACAAATTTAAATGTATACACAATAGATCCTCGCCAATAACCATGAGTATTAGCAACATAACCCATGTGTGTACATCTAAAACGATCAGTTACATCTACAGAATATGATTTAATCTTCATAGGAGTAACATAATTATTCCACAATTGTGTACCAGTAACTGCTGTTGTATCCCAAGAAAATCTATCCCAATAATTTGGAATAGATAAAACATGAGACAAATCCATTTCATCAGCAGAAGTACCAGCTAAACCAGATTTTGTTTCTATTTGATTTTCAGCAGATAAAGCCATTTTATGAGAAGCATCTGCTCCATCATAATTATTCATATGTGTTTGTCCACGTAATTTAGATTCACACGGTAAACCTTGAATAGTGGGTTTAGAAAAACCTAACATTTTAAAAATGTTTGATGCTTGTGCAGATATCCAAGCGGGCTTAGTAAAAAGATTACCTAAAATAGGTATTCGAGACATTGTAGACAATCCTTCAGAAACTTGTCCAATACCCTGACTTATAGTAGCATTATCTTTCAATTGTTTAATTTCTAAAGACATTTGAGCAAAAATTTTATCTGGTTTCTTTGCATAAGATTTATCATTCCAAATCTGTCTAACATCTTTCTCAGTAAATTTACCAGCAGCCATTTTCTTGCTCAAAGAAGCAAAATTAGGTGAATTACCAGTATAAATATTAGCTCCAGTTGGATATTGAATATCAACATCTTCTAAATGAGCCCAAACAGTATATTCTACTGCTCCAGTACCTGAAATTTGGTCCCTTAATTGACTATATACTATTAAATATATAGATCCAAAAGAACCTTGGCCTGTAATTAAATTATAATAAACATGAGGAGAAACATAAGGTATACGCATCTCAATTTCAGTACCCACACTAAGATCTAAATCTGTGCGTGGACATCCAGAACGTCCTTGTAAAGTAGAATTAACCAATGCTACTCTATTAGGCATATATTGAGCATATGGAAAATATTGTAACATCAATCTACCTTGTTGAAAAGGTTGTGAATTAACTTGCACTTTAACAACTAAAGTAGCACGCAATCCAACAAAACCAGTTAATTTTTCCTGATACATAGCATTAGTTATTAATGCTTCAGGAAAGTTTGTAGTATATAATTGTGAACCAGCACCCTCAGGAACAACAGAAGATGACCAAGTGCCAGTATGTATAATTATAGGTCGAGACAAAAAGTCTTTAACAGTATGTATCCTATCTTCACGAGTTGTCATATCTAAATAAGAAGTTGACAAGTTAACGATGTCAGGAACAGCAGAAGTCGACGGGGTAACTCCTTCACTAGAAAAATGAACAATTTCTCTTTGCTCGGAATTAAGCTGACGATCCTCGATAATATCATTTGAATTTTGAAAGTTAGCAGGTAAATTTCTTAGACTTAAAGACTACCTAATCTATAAAGTCGCATTGAGGGTACCCTGGATGTTGTGGGGCTGCCACTAGGTATCCTGGGCCGTAAACTTAAATAAGTAACCTAGTTACTAAAATAGCACTACCTTCCTTTTAATTAACCTCAAATATTTGTATAGGAAGGCAAGATCACATCTTAGCCTTAAAATTGATACAGTTCATCTGACAATGTTTCCACATCCATCAGATACTGTTCATATGTTAGTATTTGTGGTACTTCAGGTAAATCATCTACTAACTTCATGATTCCCTTGTATAATTTATTATATTCATTTCGTCCATGCAAAACAATTTCACGAAATGCTGTATCAATATTTGTCATTAAAATAACATCAGGATCTATTGTATTGCGAGTCCAATTTAACATTTCATAAATAACTTCTATTTTCAAAGGAGCCACTGTTCTTTGTAATTCCGAACTTTT